AATAAATCTAAACTCATTATCTAGGCCTTTCTTCTATTTGTAATGATGATAATCTTGAACGATGTGCTGTAGCAACAATATTATGTTTAAAATTTGGATGTCCTCCAAATAATTGTGGTTCGGTTGTTCCATTTATTTCCCAATAATGGTCATTCCAATCAACAATATCACCAGATTCAGGATAAAAGTTAAGAGAACCACTTGCAAGATTTTCTCTTTGAAAAAACATCTCTATACTTGAATTAGTATCAGAACCAAATTCATCTTGTGTTACTGCTGGTTCATTATAGTTTATTAAACAATTAACTCTGAATCCAATGTCATAGTATTTAGCAGTAGATTCACCATATAGATTGTCTTCTGTTCTTTCAACATTAACTTTATAAATATCCACAGATTGTCCAACTAATTCATCAATCAACTCCTCATTCATAGAATTGATTAAATCAAACTCTTTTTGTGGTATAAAAAATGGTTTTGTTTGAGACATTTATTTATCCTATGTATATGTTTAGTGGTGCTTTATTCAATACTTGTTGTTGAGATTCTGCTTGTTCTTGTTCTTGCCTTGACCTTTCAGACAAAGAAACTGCCTCCAAAAAATTATTCAATTCTTCTAATAGATTTGCTTTTTCTTCCCTACCTTCAGATTTTAATGCTTCACCATCTAAAGATACTTCACCATTTGGTAATGGCATTGAAGCATATTTACTTCTAATAATACCAAGTAATTCTTTTGAAAGGGCTAATGTCATTTTTCTAATCCAATTTCTACCAGCTGCATTTATCTCTTGGTATGTAATAAATTTATAAGGTATATTTGATGGGTCTGATACTTTACCATGAGTATAAGTTCTTGTTGTAGAAACTTTATCATCTCTCCTATAATAATGAAAGTATACTTTATTACCATCATCACCAGATTTTGGTCTTGGAAATAATCTTAATTTATTATTAACTAATTCAAATGAATATGCAGATTTTCTAATCTTATCATTTGTTTCAATAGCATTTGCTCTTGCTAAATCATAAGATATTGGTCTCATTATATAAGAAACTGCTGGAGATACATTACCCATACCAAATGAATCTAATAATTCAATATTGTCGTATGCTCCAGCAAATGGGTCATAGAATTTAGATATAGCTGCTGGGCCTTCATTGAATACTCGTTGTACTTCAATTCTATCAGCACCATCATTTAAAGTACTTTCAAGTGTAGATTCTGTTGGTAAATCATAAACTTGTTTTGAACTTGTTAAAGTTAGTGAACCTGAAAATAGTGTAGAATTACCACCAACAGCTACAGCTTGTCCATATTGTTCAGCTAATGTTACAGATAATCCTAAATTTGGAGTTTCTGGTTCATGTGAACCAGTAGCACTTAAAGATGTACCACTAAGTCTATCAGTTGCACCATAATGTTCCCATAGCCAATTTTTTGTATTGTAATGATTTATTTGTTGTGAATATTCTGAAACTGCTTCTTCTAAACAAGCATATATAGAACCACTATTGAACTCCAATTGCATAACTGGATGTCCAAGTTTTGTAGCTACATATTTACAAATAGTTAAACTATCAGCTTGGAATGATGTATCACTGTCATATATTCCATGTGGTGTTTGACCTGCAGTATAACTACTTGGGTCTTCATATATAAAATTAAATTTTGACATTTACTATTCTCCAAAATTGGGTGTAATTCTTCATATATAAATATCAAAGAAAACAAAAAAGGGTGAGAAATAAATCCCACCCTTTAAGTTGTTTATTATTTTAAGGTTTAGTTATTATGTAGCTAATACTGGATAACCTGCTACAGCATTTTGTGCTCCAGCTGCTCCACCTGCTCTACTCACAACAGCCCAACCATCTGCTGTCCATACAAGAGTATAACATGATCCTATCTCTGTTGTTGCGATTGTTGCATAAGCACCTGATGTAGTAGCTGGTGTTAAAGTTACAGTATTTGCAGTTGAAGATATAAATATCTTTACTTGTCCTACAGTACTACCATCTGCTAATGTAAGTGCCTCATCACCATCATTATCAATAATAGTTACTGGAACAGTTATACTACAAACATCAGCATCTTCTGTTACAGTCTCTGAACCCCATACAAGTCCAGCAGCTGCAGTTATATTGCCCGTTGCTATTCCACCATCTAATACGGATAGTGCACTTTCTCTTTTGGAAACTTTATATTTTCCTATTCTTTTTGCCATTTTATTTCTCCTAATGTTGAGTCACTACTCTCAGGATTGTTTAATTTTTTTATACTAACCTTGTTTAGTGACTACTTAGGCTAGTAAATTATACTATATAATTCATATATAAATATCAAATATAAAAGAAAAACCCCCTAAATAAAAGGGGGTTTTTCAACTAAGTTAACCTCCTTATATTAAGAGGTTAGTAAAGAATTAATTAACTTATATTAAGTTAAGATCTTTACAATGTATTTTACCATAGAACTCAGGTCTAATCATCTTCTTAGCATATCGTGTCATCACACCTTTTCTTGGAGTGAAGTCACTTGGATCATATACTAATGGAGTCATAATTAGCGGAACATATGGTGAATATACAGCACCTGTTTCAAGGAAGTTACTTCCTCTAAAACCAACAAGTATTGTATTTTCAGTCATATATGGGTTCTTGTAAACAGTAAATCTACTATTTAGACTTCCTGCTACTTGAACACCAGCTGCGAACTGAGTTTTATTTCCATCTGTACTTACTGCGTATCCAGGAATTGATTCAAGGATTGTTGCAACAGTCGGTGAAACAACTACGAAGTTAGCACCACCTCTTAGGGTTAATCGTTGGATTTCGTTAGAAACCTTTTGAACTTTACCTAAAAGAGTTTGATACCATTCGAATCTTGTTCCATAGAATGTTGTAATATCCCAACCTGTTTCATCAGTACCAGTTCCATTATAGTCTTCACCAGGAGTAGCTGACCAATAATCAACAGTTGTAGCATCTGAGATTAACATATCTAAGATTTCTAAATCAATTTCCATTGAAATGTACTCACTTAACATTGATGTTAATTCTGCTTCAGCGTCAACTGAATGATAAGCATTCAAGTCTTGAGCTAACTCAGGAGACCATACAGCTTTCAACTTACGAGTCTTAGCAACAATAGCAGAAGATTTAAGTTGTAAATCAACTTCAGGTATTGCTAGTGTGTCAGTTACAGCTGAACCTACAGTATCTTCAAAGTCAGTTCTATTAGCTTCAGTTGGTTGTGCTGAATAATATACTGATGCACCATAAATATGTGCAACAAGAAGAGCATCAAATGTTGATGAACCAGAAATTATAAAATCGACAGTACCACCAGTACTATCATGTTTTGTAAATTGTGGTAATGACTGTGATATAGCAGCAGTTGATGATGAAATATTCCAAGATCTAACTGATTTAAAATCAGCATTTGTAAACTTACTAGTTGCAACTGATACTTTATGTAATTCACCTGCGGATACAGAAGCTGAAAACTCTTGGTTAAAGTTAACATCTTTATAAGATACTGATGCAGTAGTAACACCTGATGCGGCAGTACCTGCAGAAGCTATATTTCCTGTTGATATTCTATTAATAGAATAATCATATCTACCTTCACCATAAAGACCACCTACACCGAAAGGTGTAACTGAACCAGATGGATTGTTAGGACCAGTTTTACCACCAAGTGAATTTACACCAGCACCTGCGTTCTTACCAGTTGTAATTGGATCACCATTAGCTCCATAACCATTAACAGCTGAACCATATTTAAAGTCTAAGTAAAATACTAGACCAGATGGTAAGTTCATTGGTTGTACTGATACAAAGTCTTGAGCTGCAATCTCACCGAAAATTCTACGAACTAACGGTAAAGCAACACCAGACCATTCCTCTGAACCGGCCGTACCAGCAGTACCACTACCAGCTCCTCCACCAGTTGCAGAGTTTTCTTGGATTAACTGTCTTGCTTGGTTTTCAAGCATTGTAGCCATTCCAGATTTTTTAAAGTCCTCATTCAAACCATCTAATAAACCAGTCTTATCCCATTTTGAGACAAGAGCTTTTGATTCATCAGCTTGTTTTTTATAAGGACTAGCTCCTAAAAGAGCTTCGTTTACATAATCACCCATGATTATTTTCTCCTATGTTATTTGATTAAACCAGCAAGTTTTTTAAACCTGTTAGCAACTTGTGTTTCTTCAGAAATCACTTTACGAGATTCTTTGGAAGGTTTAGTTGATGCAACAGGTGCACTAGCTGATTCTTTAATTGATTTACGAGTTATAATTGAACCATTGTCAGCGAACTGTTCTGCAAGTGTAGAATAAACAAGTTTAATCTCTCTTGTAGTTTGAGCTCTGTCAAAAGTTTCAACAACCTTTAATTTCTGATTATTATCTAGTGAATAAGATTTAAACAACTTATTTGTAAATAATAATTTAGCATTCAGAATGTTTACTTCGTGAAGTTTATCTTTCAAGAAATGAACTGCTTCTTTGTACTCTTTTAATTCAGCTTCAATAGCAGAGATATTAGACTCTTCAACTTCTTCTTCGTCTTCGTCTTCTTCTTCTGTAATTGCAGCTTCGTCAATTTCATACTCTTCTTCAACAGTTTCTTCTGAAACAGGTTCGTCAGATTCTTCAACAGATTCATCAGATGTTTCAGTAGACTCTTCAACTTCTTCTTCGTCTTCATCATCACCTTCATCTTCTGTTAATTCAGCTTCAAGTTCCTTAATGATAGCTTCTAAATCTAAATTAGATTCTTCAACTTCTTCATCATCACCAGCTTCATCATCGTGACCAAATTCTTCAACTTCGTCTTCGTCACCAGCTTCAGCGTCTTCAGCGGGAATTTCCACTTCATCTTCATCACCTACTTCGTCATCTTCGTGATAACCTTCTTCAGCGTCACCTTCATCACCTTCTTCATCATCATGACCAAATTCTTCAACTTCGTCATCATCCATATCGTCTTCTTTTAATTTTGCAGACAACATAGATTTGATTTGAGGTGTGAATGCCTCTTCTAAAGCCATTTTAGCGTTCTCTAATGCAGTTTCTCTAACTGCTTTAGCATCAGCAATAGCTTCTTTTAAAATATCTCCCATGATATTTCTCCTCAATGTATTTTTTGGAATAAGTTTATTAGGAAACTTAATAAATGTTAAGTTATATTTAGACACCGTAAAAGGGTAGACGGTGTATTATCTTTCTATGTATATAAAT